ATTAATGCTGGTGGTCAAGGAACTGTAATGCAGTTAGGCTTAGAAGCAGATATTAATGGAAATCCAGTTTCAATTCAGAAAATAGACGTAGCAATTAAGCAAGGAAAGACTTTAGTCTAAGGACATAACATGGCAAACTATACAAAAGCAACAAACTTTACAGCTAAAGACGGACTACCTACTGGTAACTCAGGTAAGATTGTTAAAGGTGCAGAGATTGATACAGAGTTCACAGCAATCGCTTCTGCTATTTCTTCTAAGGCAGATCTAAATAGTCCTGCTTTAACAGGCACTCCTACAGCACCTACTGCGTCTGCTGCAACGAACACAACACAATTAGCTACTACTGCGTTTGTACAGACTGCTTTATCAGCAGCGTTTACATCAGGCATGATTATGATGTGGTCTGGTACGATTGCTACGATTCCTACAGGTTGGGTATTATGTAACGGATCTAACAGCACTCCTGATCTCCGTAACAGATTTATTATTGGTGCTCATAGCGATACTGCTGGTGTAGCATACTCCACAGTGACTGGTTCTAATACACAGACTGGCGGTACTAAAGATGCTGGGGTTGTAACTCATACACATACTCATACTTTAGCTTCGGTAAGTGACCACGTCCATACATTAAGTTCAAATCAAGCAGCAGCACCAGGAGCAGGAACAGGATTCTACTCTATTCAATCGCCTGGTGGTGGAGTAACCTCTGTTGATACTTTAGGAGCTGGTGGACATACGCACTCTTTAACTATTGATTCAACAGGCTCTAGCGGTACAGATGCTAACTTGCCTCCATACTACGCATTAGCGTTTATTATGAAGACCTAACATGAAAGTACCTGTAGTCCTCAGAGACGACTACACAATGTACTTAGAATTACACGATGCAGCATTGTGGTTTCATACAGATGTACATAAGTGGTCGCAGGAAATAAAGAAGAAGTACTTAGAAGATTTAAACTTATTACAGTATCTAACTAATGTTCCTCTGTTAGCATTAGTAGAAGAAGATAATACTAAGCTTGCTAAGTTTGGTAGACTAACAGGATGGAAAGTATTAAAATCTATAGAAGTTAACGACAAGAAATACTATATTTTTATTAGGAGCAAACCGTGGGTAATATAGTCAGTTCAGTATTAGATCCCTTTACAGGGGCTAGTGGGGTACGAAGAGCAGGAGAACAAGCTGCAGAGCAACAGCGACAAGCTGGTATAACTGCTGCTAATATCTCTGCATTCCGTCCTGTGGGAATGACTACCAGATTTGGTACGTCTCAATTCACTCGTGAGATAGATCCTAGGACTGGTGTTCCTTACATCTCCTCAGGAGGATACACTGCAGCTCCTGAGTTATCTGCTTTGCAGAATCAACTCTTTGGTAGATTTGCTCCTACGTTAGCACAAGCAGAACAAGTACAAAGTCAGTATGCTCCACTGACTGGTGCTTCTGAACGCTTGTTTAACTTAGGTCAGCAATACTTAGCTACTTCACCAGAGCAAGCTGCTCAAGATTACATTACAAGTCAACAAGCTTTACTAGCTCCTAGCAGACAAGCTCAGCTATCTAATGTTAGAAGTGGTTTGTTTGCTCGTGGTCGTGGTGGCTTAGGAGTTCAGACTGGTACAGGTTTTGCTCCTGCAAATCCTGAGATGCAAGCATACTATAATGCACTAGCTCAGCAAGATCTACAATTAGCTGCTAATGCACAGCAAGCAGGACAACAGAGAGCACAGTTTGGTGCTGGTTTGTTTGGTACTGGTGCTGGATTATTAGGAACACAAGTACAAGGACAAGCTGGTGCATACTCTCCATTACTTGCTGCCTTAGGAGTATCTGGTCAAGTAGAGCAGATGGCTCAGCAACCATACCAGTTAGGCTTACAGTTAGGCACTGCTCAGATGCCAGGTCAGCAAATAGGATCTCAACAGTACTACGGAGGTCAATTAGCAGGTGCTCAGACACAATTATCTTCTAACATAATGGCTCAGCAGATGAATAATCAGTTCTTGAAAGATTTGATTGGTGCTGCTGCTGGTGCTGCTGGTGCTCCTGGTGGTGGAGGTACAATGCCAATGCCAGTAAATCAATATGGTTATAGTACAGGTAGCGGTGGCTTTACAGGCTCTGCTTTTCAGTTATAATAAGGAATAATTATGGGACAACCAGTAAATCCACTATTAGGTAATCAACAGGCACTGCTCGGTGCAGATCCTGAACTATACCGTCAACAGTTAATTCAACAAGAGCAAGCTCGTATTAATGCTTTACCTGCACAAAGCCAATTAGGAGCACAACTTGGTACACTGCTAGGCAGAGGTTTAGTTAACGTAGCACAAGATCGTGGCTTTTTTGAAGTTACTAATCCTGTACTACAAAGATTAACTAGCATACAGAACGTATACAATACTGCCATGCAAACTGCTGATCCTAACGATCCATTGTCTTTCTATAAGAATCTACAGACTGGATTCGCTGATGCTGGCTTAGGTCAGCAAGCTCTCATGGCTACTCAGGAACTACGTAGAGTACAGTCAGAAATGGATAAGGCTAAAGGCGAAGCTCTTAAACTTGAAGCTGCTCAGATTGAACTATATACTAAGAACCCTGATAAGCTTATGTCGGATATTGCTACATTTCGTAAAGAAGGAAATAACGATAAAGCCAATGAACTGTCTGGCTTACTTGGTAAGATTACTCTTAGACAAGACACTCAACAAGCTAAAGACTTGGCTGAGATTGCTTTACGTAATGCTCAGACAGACGCTCAACGTGCTAGTGCAAAGAATCAACTAGAGCAAATTGAATCTGGTAAGTATGATTGGAAGGTCATTTCTAACGCTGCTCAAATACCAGTTTCAATAGCTAAGATCGATAAGAAAACAGGGGCAACAACTTACGAGCCTATTCCTCCTGAGGCACTAGGAATAACTACACCTCCAGCAGATACTTCTAAGAAAAACGAAAAGAAACCACCAAGTAATCTATCTTCATTTAAAATTCTGAGTACGCAATAATGCCAATAGTTAAAATCCAAGCCCCAGACGGCAAGGTATTAACTATGGAAGTTCCTGACGGAGCTAGTCAAGAAGATATCTTAGCTGCTGCTACAGAATTATATCAACCACAATACGGTGTAGGAGAAACTATTGCTCGTGGTTTAGAGCGTGGTGTTACTTCGTCTATTCGTGGAGCAGCTCAACTCTTAGGAGGAACTCCTTCTACTATTCCTCCTGAGGAACAAGACTTAATTACTCAGATGCAGGGAACTCCGTTAGGCGATCAGATATCTAGCTTAGCAACTCCTGGTAAAATCCAACAAACAGATTTACAGCGTGAAGCTGAATTCAGAACGATGGCTCAGCAACGTCCTGTTGCAGCGTATGGTTCACAGATTGCTGGAAGTATTCTAGATCCTATTAACTTAGTTCCTCTCGGAGGAGTTCGTACTGTTGCACAAGGTGCTCGTAACATTGCAGGAGCTGGTGCTGTAATGGGAGCATTAGAGCCTGTCTATGGTGATGATAGCAGACTATTAAACATTGCTGGTGGTGCTGTCGTAGGAGGTGCTCTCGGTGGTACAATCGGAGGATTGATTCAGAAGTACGGTAAAGAAGCTGTTACTAATGCAGGTAAAGAATTAAAAGATAATCGTGCTGTACTCCTAGGAGGATCAGGCAAGATTACTCAGGACAATGTACCACTCAGTTCTATCGCTCAAGAGATTGCTGATGTCAGTGCTGCTAAGAATATGGAACTACAAGACAGTATTGTTCCTCTGTTACAGCAATTAGAAGATTCTGAAGTAGCTACTAAACTAACCAACGAGATTGCTCAAGGCGATTATCGTAACTTCTTTACAAGCTCTCCATTTAGAGACGCAGCTATTCCTTCGTTTCGTCTTGTTAATGCATTTAGTGCAGACAATCCATTAAGATCACAGAACTACGACGCATATTTAAAATCTGGTTTTAAGGTAGAAGACCCAGAAAACTTACTATCTCGTATTGTATCGTCCAATAAAGCAGCAATGGCTGCTGAGTTAGACACTACGCCTATTAACATTCCTGCTGATTCGGCATTAAATTTTTTACTTAACCGTAAGGTTCAGGAGATTGGTGGTCGTGATCTTATCAATGCATATATCCCTGCACTACAGCGTGGTGTAGATACATTTAATTCCATCGATGAATTGTTCTTAAATGGGCGTGCTGCTGGAATGACTGATCCAGAAATTGCTGCTGTCTTTGCTAAAGACTTTAGCGAATATAAACCTTTATTGTTCTCAGCAGTAGGAAACGTTTCTAATCTTGGTAGAGCATTTAACGCTGCTAAAGCTCAGAAAAAAGTTTTAGGATCTACTACAGATATTTTAAAAGGTTTAATGTCTAAAGGCAGTTTAGAACTTAATGATATCTATGCTATTAGAGATGCTGTTGCAGCAGTTAAAGCTGCCCCTGGTACTAGTTTTGATAAAAACAAAGCTCTTGCTGATCTTATTCAAACATCAGTTAAGCAACCAGGCTGGGCAGACAAGTTCGGTGAGTTCGTAGTTAACTCCTACATTTCTGGTCTAGCTACTACAGCAGTTAACGCATTCTCTGGTGTTGCTAAGGTAGGCTTGCTAGGTACTGAGCGTATCCTTCAAGCAGTTAATCCTGCAAGTAAAGTTAAGATTGGAGAAGTTCTTCCTGCATTCAGAGGATTGATGGATGGTGTCTTAGAATCTGCATTCTTTGCTAAGGAAGGATTCCTACGTGGTAGTCCTCTCGATGCAGCAATGCCTGAGATTCGTGGTGCTATAGGTACACAAGAAGGTGCTACTAAAGCTGAGAAGATCTTAGGAGAAGTAATTCGTACCCCTAGTCGTCTTAGCGTAGGTGTTGATGAATTCTTCAAGTCTATCTTCCGTCGTATGGAATACAATGCTCAAGCCTATCGCTTAGCTTCTTCTGGTAAGTATGGAGATACTGAGACAGTATACAATGCTTTGCGTACTGTAAACACTAAGACAGTAGACTGGAAAGATAACATCTTAAAAGCTCCTGAATTAGCTACACTACCTGACAGTGCTCGTGTTAAGCTTGTTGATGATGTACGTAACTTTGCTAAGCAAGCTACATTCCAAGCAGACTTAGGTAAGTTTGGAAATCAGATACTTGCATTTAGATCAAATAATCCTTGGATAGCTCCTGTTATCCCCTTCGTTAAAACTCCTATCAACATTATGAAGGATGCTCTGTCCTATACTCCATTAGGTGTCTTCTCTAAAAATACTCCTATGGATGTTAAAATAGCAAGAACTGCTATTGGCATGGGCATAACTGCTGCACTAGCTCAACAGGTAGCTGACGATACTGTTACTGGTTCGTATCCTAAGGATGCTGCTAAGCGTAACGCTATGATTGCTGCTGGTATTCCTGAGTATAGTATTCGTATTGGCGATACATATTATTCCTACGCTCGTGTAGAACCTCTAGCGACTATCATGGGTGCTACTGTAGACGGTATTAATGCGGTGCGTGCTTACCAAGAAGCTCCTAGTTATGATACTAAAGCTTTTAATAAAGCAGTAGTAGATACAATAGCAGGGGTTACTAAAAACATAGCATCAAAGACTTTTTTAGAAGGTATTTCAAATGTAATGCAAGCTATGCATGAGCCAGAACGATATGGTGGCAGCTTCATTAATAGCTTTGCTGGTTTGCTTGTACCATCTATTGTAGCAGCTCCTGCACGTTCACAAGATCCTTATGCTCGTGTTGTTACTAGCTTTGGTGAAGCAGTACAGAATCGTATTCCTGACTTTGGATTAGGTCTTCCTATTCCTTCTCGTTCAGAACTACCAGCACAATCTAAGTTATTCGGAGGAGCAAGAGAGAATCCATCGTATGGCTTTGCAGCTTACACTGGACTACAGACAGCCCCTGCTACACGCAATGCAGTACAAGAAGAAGTAGCTCGTACTAAGGTAGACTATAACTTACCTAGTAAGACTCTTCGTGGTGTAGAATTAGAAGGTGCTGATCAAGCTAAGTATCAGGCTATCTCTAGTCAGTATTCTGATTTAATCTTAAATCAAATCATCCAATCTGCTGGTTATGATAGCCTTACTGATAAAGTAAAAAAAGTAGTATTAGAAAGAGGATTAAAGACAGCTCGCAGTGCAGCTACTAGAATTATGCTAGGAGAAAAGCTTCAAGACCCAGAATTTAGAACACAGTTCATCAGAGCAAGACTTGCTAAAAAAGGATTAGAACTAGAAGAATGATATATGTCAGATCAATTTGGATTTTTAGAAGGAGCAAAGTCTGTAACTAGTAGTATGGACGCTAGTCGTGAGGCTAGTAAATCCATTACTAAAAGTATTGTCGATGTACAAAAAGATGCTGCAGCAGTAGCACAGCAGAAAGACTTAGAGCGTAAGAGGCAGATACGAGAAGCTCAGGTCTTTAAAGAGCAGTACTTCAAGAGAGCAATGATGGAATGGCAACGTCAAGAATCCATCCGTATCGAAGAAGCTAAAGTCAAAGCTGATTTCATAAGAAAGCATGGAGTTAAACGCTGGACTGAAATCGAAACCATTAAACAAAAGATAGAGAAACAAGACAATGAACTTACTAGAGAGTTTAAAGAAGATTTGGCAAAGGTTCGTAGAGCAATGTTCATGTGCTATGCAGTGGCTGCGGTCATTGCTTGGTATCTAACCTGGGGAGTTAAACAATAATGTTACCATTGATGGCACTATTCGATGTTGGGATGAAAGTCCTAGATAAATTTATTCCTGATCCAGAAGCTAAAGCAAAGGCTCAGAAAGAACTACTACAGATGCAGCAAGAAGGAAAGCTTGCTGAGTTAAACGCTGATAATATTGAGGCACAAGAACTCACAAAGCGTCAAGAAGCAGATATGGCTAGTGATAGCTGGCTGTCTAAGAACATAAGACCTATGACGCTAGTCTTTATTCTACTGGT